TCGTATTCAGTCATGCCTTCCGCGGATACCACATTGACCAATTCGACCACCGAAGAGACTTCATTGAACTTCTCATTGATGGTATTCTGGATCGGTTTTGGCGAGATTAGATTGCCGGATCCGATCGTGACGGCACGGACTTCCTCGACGCTGAATTCCGTTTTATTGGATTGTTTGAAGGCTGCCGCTCGTTGTTCGAATTCATCCGGATTTTCCTGACCCTGGCGGTTCTCGCCTTCATTGTCCTTCGGAATTTTTACGCCATAAGTGGCTAGGATGGTCTTCTTTTGGGTGCTACGTTGTTCTTCTGCTTCCAAGTCATTGACCAAGGAACGTAGGTTCTCTAGTTCATTTTTGAGCTCTTCCATCTCGGTATTGAGTGCGCGGAGTTCTTCCACTTTCTCGGAGGCTTCGGAGCGTTTTAAGAGACTCTCCATTTTGGTTTGTTTATCCTGAATCAACTTCATGAGTTTTTCTTTGTTCATGTTTTCGTTCTTACCCTCTTGCTTTCATTGCTAGGTTACGATTCTTCAACTTCCAAATTTCGGATCCTTGACGCGCTTTCTCCAAAGCGGCACGCGCATTCTCCAATGCTTTCTCATCGCTCTCCAGCGATCGAGCTTCGCGTGCATTGAGCTCCGTTGTGTCATAAGCTGGGAAATTCACGGCCGATACTTCCCGAACGCGCGCGATTTTCTTGATACGACGCGTCGGAACGGAAGCATCTAAGTCGTCCCACGCATCTTCTTTGACAGTGAATAGGAAGGACATCCCGGTAATATCTCCGCGTTTGACGGCCGAATAGAGCGCTCGTGCATCCGCGTTATTCTCGATGTCCAGTGTCGGTTCCACGTTCAATCCGCGCTCATCCACTTTCAGCAGCATGGTGCTGTTTCCATTGTTGCGCCGGCTTCGTGCTAACGGAATCTTGGTGAGGTCATGATTGACGAAGAAGAGGACATCGGTGAGATCGGATTCATCAAACGCGCCGCGTTCAATCACCTCATAGAAGAGATTTCCGATATTGGTGCGACTTTCATAGACCGCAGCCAACCCGATCAGTTTATTCCCTTCCGTTTTGAATTCGGAGGTGTATGCGCGACAGATGAGTTTAGGGACTGGGTTCATTCGGCTTTACCTCCGGGGTGCTTTTTGTTTTGTTCATCTGATATTGATTCGCGATATTCACGTCCACATAGTTCAGGGACATCAATCGAATATTGCCCCCTTCATAGGGTGGGTAACCGAACAAGGCGAGCAGGTCATTATTCGTGAGAGCACCGCGATTTCCTAGGAGATCGCCGACCGCAACGCGCTTATCCAGCGCCATATAGAGGAGATTGTTGGCATAGAAGACAATTTTGTTGCCGAACTGTAACTCCCGCTGCGTAAATAAGCTCTTCGTAAAGACTTGATTCAACGAGTTGACCAATGGTTCGAGCGTTTTCTCATAGAAGCTTTGATACTGTTCCGGGGTGAAGTCACCACTCAGTACCGGTAACGACACGCCGTAGTGGCGCAGAATCTTTGAATCAATAAACGCAAGGGTTTCTGCATCCACCATCTTGGGGTCCGGTTTGATTTGGATATACTCGGACTTGAGATCGGCTCCGATTATTCCATTCTTATTCTCAGAGAGCATCTTTTCGAATCGGAGGATCTCGGCTTTCATGTTATCCTCATCGAGGATGGTGTTGTACTTCATGACCCCATAGATCTGCATCGACGAATTCACCGATTTCTCGATGGATTGAAGCAGCTTGTGGTTGATATCGACCGTTTGCAGGATCGCATGCGTATCCGGTTGACCGTTGAGATTACCACCCATGAAGGGATTGACCGAATAGCGATAGCGCCAATGGATCAGATCGCTGTACTTGACGACCAATTTCTCGCTCGAATTAAAGCGGAAATCGACATACAATTCGTTCTTCCCATCCACAATGAAGCTCACTTCGGTTGGATCTAGGGGATAGAGTGCACGATAGGTCCGGGCTTTCCCATCCGCAGTATTCCATTCGTCATAAACCGGAAGGATGAATACGTTGTAGTTCAGAAAGAGTTGCCAGGTGATCTTCTCGAGAAAATCCTTGGTTGTACTCCATTCGTTGGGTCCATATTCCAGGAGTTGACTGATCGAATCATACACGGGGATCTGCAAGTCATTCTGATCGAAGCGGATATGCTTCGGCATCAGTTTACTGATCTCTTGCGCGATACAGGAAATGGCTTGTTGGACTACATCACTCGCAAAGACATTCTGACCAAACTGTGAGTAGATCGGGACATTCCCATTGACCATTGCGAGTTGGCTATTCCCACTCGGGGGCTTGTTGAAGCGTTGTACGATGGTGTCAAACCATCCCATGTTTTGGATCACCTCACCTTGTCATTTCCAGAAATTCTGTTCGATACCGCTGCCACATCGCATAGAGGATAATCATGGTCGCAGCGCCATCGATGCGGCGATTCCGCATGTCGTTTACTTTCACCGGCATAACCAGTCCGAGGTTATCGATCTTGATCGCGGTATTGCCGAGGCACCAGCGGTCAATTTCGTTGTTGTTGTAGTTGACTAGCTTTGATTTCAGATCAGCCTCAAGTAACTTCATGGGGTTAGAGAGGGTGAAGCGGTTTTGATCCACGCGTTCCGTTTCCAGTCCGTAGTTATCCATCGACGTTAACCACGTTTTCGCAAAGCGATTGTCATAGCCAGTCTTATAAGTCCGAATTTTGTATTGCTTGTAGAGATCCACAAACCATTTGGCCACTCTGGCTAAGTCTACTTCGTTGCCTTCGGTAATCTCGATCAATCCTTTGCGTGCCCATTCCAGATAGTCTTTCTTATCTTCGATATATCCTTTGGTGACTTTGCTTTCCGGAATGAAGTAGCGAGTATGGATGTACTTCGTCGGATCCCCTTTTTTCATGAGGAGGATCTTCGCACAGGTAAGGTCGGTCGTCTCAGATAAGTCAACGGCACCCAAGGCCAGGCATCCAATAAAGTTTTCGAGCTGGAAGGTACTCGTATTGACGTAGTCTTGTTCCATCAGCCAGGCTTCCGCATTGTTTTGCTTGATATTGAAGTCTTTGGCCAGGACGTACATCCGATCACCTTTATCCATCTTGGCTTTGTTGATCTGATCGCGGAGGTAATCGATTTTCTTAATTAGTCCGAGAGATGGATTCGATTTCGCCCAGGTCCGCTCATCCTGCCAGATTTCCGCTTCACTATCCTGGGTATAGAGCCAAGCCAGTAATGTATCATCTTCATGTTCACAGGCCATCACGCGCCGCGCATATTGCAGCTCTTTATCGAGATAGCCATCGTTGATGAATCCTTCGGTGGTGATGTTAATGAAGAGAGGTTCTTCTTTGGTGGATTGCGACTGCTCGATCGGCTTCGCGATTGAGTTGTCTTTCATTTCATGCGATTCATCCAGGATCCCAAACTCGATGTTGTAACCTTCTTTGTTGTGGGTCTTCTCGGAGAGTTTAAACACTTTGCTTTTGTTCTTTTTGTTAATGATCCAGCGCAAGTTCTTGTGGGTTCTCTTGTCATTGGGATCAAACATTTCTCGCATCGCACCGATCTCGAGGAAGATGATCGAGGCTTGTGCATCGTCATTGGAGGAGCAGACAATGTCCGATCCACCGCTTCCCATCATTAGTTCCGTGAAGGCCAAAGCCGCAGTCAGGGTCGATTTCCCATTCTTGCGGCTGATGAGGAGGATCACGCGTTTGAAGCGACGTTTATTGGTCGAGACACGAATGAAGGAATAAATGACTTCAATGAAAGCTTTTTCCCAGAGTTCGAGAATGAAGGGCTTCCCATGAAATGGGGACTTCGTATGTTTGCAGAAGCGTTCAATGAAGGCAATGCGCTTCTTTGCCCGCTTGGGTTCATACCGGTAGCGAGGATCCTGAGTTTCTTGAATCAGTTTCTCGAGTGTATTAAGTAGTTCCTGACCAACGAGGATCTCCCCGTTTTGAATCGCGCGAACATATTCTTCAAGATAGGTCATTCATCATCTGTGAGGAAGGAATCAAAGGCATCCTCTTCCTCGATGGCATTCTTGGTTAGAACTGCACTCAGGGTTTTGATGACCACCGAATAGGCTTGAAGGTTTCGCAGATATTGCTTCCCTGCTTCAGTTGGTTTCTGCAAGTTAGGCTGAGTTGGATGCGTTTTGATCATCCCGGTTTGTTCAATTAAGGACCGCAGATGGTCATTTTGATTCGCCAGGAAGGCCGCTTCATGAATGAGTTTTTCAACGAGTTTCTGCTTATCCGGATCGACCTTCTGGAAGATTGATTGCAACTTCTCTAGCTCAGTTTGTGGGGTTTGTTTTTCGCTCATTCTCTCACCTTCTTTCTGGAGTTCCTGGGAGTTGATTCGGTTTCACGACTTTTCCCAAAACCTTTGAGGAAATCTCAAAATTTGGGTTTGCGTGCATCCGTTGTCCCTTGTCCAGTTCCCAATTGATTGTCCTCACATCTCGACCGGGGGGGAGTCCGGCCGAAATGCAAGGAACCAATCGTGGATATATTTCTGCCATTCCTTTTGAAATGGCAGTTTATC